GCAACGATGAGTAACGAACAAGTAAAGACAGTAGTAAAAAAACAAACTACTGAAGTAGCTACAATCAACATGGAGCAGTTTGCAGATGTTGGTTTTGAAAATGTTAGTGCTAAGGATTTAGCATTACCTTTTCTAAAAATATTAGGTCAATTATCACCACAGGTAACTCAAGGTGATTCTAATTTTATATCCGATGCTAGACCTGGCATGATCTACAATAGTGTAACAAATCAATTGTATGATGGGATAAAAGGAATTCATGTAGTTCCTTGTTATTATAAACTTCAATATATTGAATGGGCAGATAGAGGACAAAAAAAATCTAATGCTCCTGTTAATATTTATGAAAGTGATTCTGATATTATGAGTAAAACAACTCGATCAGAAGATAATAAAGATAGATTAGAAAACGGTAATTATGTAGAAGAAACAGCTTCGCATTTTATTACTATTTTAGATGGATCTATCGCTACAGGAACAGCATTAATCAGTATGAAGTCCACTCAAAGAAAAAAATCTAAGAAATGGAATTCAATGATGATGTCTTTAAAAGCTAAAAAGAAAGATGGTGGTTTTTATACTCCAGCACCTTTTACTCAAGTATATAATCTTAAAACTGTACTTGAGAAAAATAATTTAGGATCTTGGTATGGTTGGGATATTACTCATGTAGGAGCAGTGCCAAATCAAAGTATCTTAAAGACAGCGCATGATTTTTATCTTGCTTGCTCTGGAGATAAAGTTAATGTTAAATACGATACTGAGGAAGCAACTGAAAAAGCACCTTTCTAATGTCAGAGCAATTAAAAATCTTGGAACAGTTTCAAAAGCTGTTCCAAGGTTCACTCACCTATTATGGAGAGTCTAAACCAACAGGCCAGAAAAAACCTAATGGTAAATCCGAATATAAAAGTTGGATTAACCAGTGGCCTATAACTGATAAAGATTGGCAAGAACATTTAGATGGAATTAGACATATAGGAACTGTTCCTATTAAAGATGACTCCAGCTGCAGCTGGGGAGTTATAGACGTAGATAGATACAATATTAATCATTTAGAATTAATCAAAATTATTAGAGAAAGAAAATATCCATTAGTTCCTTACAGGTCAAAATCTAATGGACTGCACTTATTTATTCATACTAAAGATACTGTTCCAGCTTCTTTAATGCGACAGAAGTTAATTGAGATAGCTAGTGATCTTGGAGTAAGAGATGAAACAACTGATATTTATCCAGCGCAAGATGTAGTTGATTTAACACCAGAGGCTTGGGAAGATAAAAGAAAAGGAAACTTTGTTAATTTACCTTATCAAAATTGTAAAAGATCCACTCGTACTGCTATGTATGACGATGGAAAGAGCATACCAATAGAAGAATTATTTAAGCATGTAGAAAAATTTAAAGTAACAGAAGATCAACTAAGAAATATTAATGCCGAATCAACTTCAGATCCAGAGACTAAAAACTTTCCTCCATGCGTAGCGCACTTTATTAAAAATAAAGTAAAAGAGGGAGAGGGAAGAAATGATGCAATGTTTAATTGCGCTGTTCTTTGTAAAAAAATTAATCCAGATCCAGACTACTGGCCTGAGCAATTACGAGACTTAAATAAAAAAGTTGGTGAGCCCCCGTTAGACCCAAAAGAATTAAATGTATTAATCAATCAACATACTAAAACTGATTATAACTACAGATGTAATTCTTCTATCGCTAAGATGAACTGCGATGCAAAAAAATGTGTTACTAAAAAATTTGGTATCAATCCTAATGAGGCTATGCCTGAAGTAGGAAGATTGGTAAAATATAATGTATACCCTGAACCTTATTGGGTATTACCTGTTAATGGAATTAATATAAAATTAGATAATAAAGAATTATACGCACAAAGATTATTTGCTGAAAAATTACAAACAGCTGACATTGTTTGGAGAACTTTAAAACCAACTAAACAAAATCCAGATCCATGGTCTGATTTTAAAGACGATTTAATTAAAAACAAAATAGACATGGAAGGATACGATGCCATGGCTGATAAAGATGATTTATTTAATTCTAGAATGGTTCAATTTTTTGAAGATAGCGAAACACATGAGGAATTTGATCAGGTGGATAATGGATATATTTGGCTAGATAATCCAAGTGCTGCGGATGCTACGGAAATGAGATTTAAGATACAGACTTTTCAACGATTTATGAAAAAGATGGGAAATAACTGGAACAATAGAGAATGTATTAATTTTTTACAAGTTGGTGGGGCGGAACCTAAAAAGAAACATGCTAATATACAAACAAGACACTGGAGATGCCCAATGCCTAAATTACCAGAATATAAAAGGAAAGAGGTAAAGCATGATAAAGCAAAAGCTCCATGGCAAGACCACTAAAATATTTGGTCCTCCTGGAACTGGAAAAACTTACCAACTGCTTAAGAGAATTAGATGGTTTATAAGAAATGGAGTACATCCTTCTGAAATAGCTTATTTTAGTTTTACCAATAAAGCAGTGAATGAAACTATAGAACGATTAAAATTAGCTTTACCAGACTATACCATAGATGACTTTCCTTATTTTTGCACTATTCATAGTTTTGCAAGAAAACAATTTTCAGAAATTCCTGTATTGGATCCAGCAGAAGATATGATCCAGTTTCATAGCGATTATGGAACTATTAAAATAAATGCTCAAAAAGGATTTGAAGAACAAAAAGTATTTAATAATTGGTCATTACGAGTGTATGACAGAGCACGGAACACGAAACAGGATCCTACTCATTTATACAGAATACAAGAAAGAAAAGAAGTAAGACTGGCGCAGTTTCAATCTATTATATCTGCTTATGAAAATTTTAAAATGTTTGAGAATCAATCTGGGGTTAGACAGAAAGATCGTTTAGACTTTACCGACATGATTGATAAGTTCATTCAAGAAGGAGTTTGCCCTAAATTAAAAATATTAATGGTAGACGAAGCGCAGGATCTAACTCCTTTACAATGGGATTTAATTATTAAACTATCTTATCATACAGATAAAATTTATTTAGCGGGAGATGATGATCAAGCCATTTATGAATGGAATGGTGCTGACGCTGATTTTTTTATTCATTTTCCAGGTAAAGTAAAAATATTAAAACAATCAAGAAGAATACCTGGTAAAGTTCATTACTTTTCTCAATTATTAATGGTTCCAGCAAAAGGACGTAGACAGGAAAAACAATTTAATCCAAGAGCATCTGAAGGAGATATACTTACCTATACTAGTTTAAAACATGTAGATTTTACTACAGATGGATCTTTTATGGTTCTTTCTAGGATAAGATCGGTTAAGGAAGAGGTAGAACAAGATCTTTATGATATGGGTATTTATTTTCAGGATGTTCAAGGTCGCAAATCATTTAAAGTAGAGCAGTGGCAAGCTATAAAAGCATGGGATCATTTAATGGCTGGTGGATCTATTACTAAGGAAGAGGCTTGTATTATGTATCATTATATTCAAAACATTGATCACGGCTACAGGAGCAGCGACAGTCAAGCATGGACATTTGCACATCCTAATCAACCTTTTAATTACGATGAATTAACCTTGAGGGCTGGATTGAGAGAGCCAAAAGGACATTGGGTACAGGCTTTTAAGATTAGATTTAAAGATAAGGAGAAACAATATTTGATTCGTTTATCTGAATCTGGTGTTAACTTAGACGAATCATCTAAAATAATTGTAGATACTATTCATGCGGTTAAAGGAGGAGAAGCTGATAATGTAGTAATTTTAAGCAAATCTAATTGGCCTTCTCATTACGAAAGAAAAAATATAGAGGAAAAAGTTAAAGAATTAAGAGTATGGTACACAGGAATTACCCGTGCAAAAAAGGCTTTACATTTGATTAATACTGATCATAAATACCATTTCCCTTTGGGTAAATTTTTTAATAACTATAAAGCACATTATGACAAACAAAGAAGACTTTCTTAAAATATTTCCAGACGATAATCAAATTGGAGGAACTCATTACAAAGAATTTACGATCCAACCTTGGACATTTATTAGAAAAAATAAATTATCTTACTTTCAAGGGAATGTAATTAAATATGTATGCCGTTACGAAAATAAAAACGGTATAGAAGATTTAGAAAAAATAAAACATTATTGCGATTTAGAAATCAAATCCTTGAAAGAAGAAAAA